ACAACTGGGTCAACACTGAACATATTGGAAGAAGCAAGTTGGATATATGTTTCGATTAACGTATCGGTGACTTTAACATCGTGGTATTCTTTAATGATACTGGCGACCTTAGCGTCTGATATTTCTTCGTATAGTTCTTTTGATACTTGTTCTTCGATCTTATGCGCAATGTATTCTTGTTTAACGTTTTGTCTTGCTTCTTCCAAAGACTTAAACTTTGTTGGCTCACCATTAACTGTTACTGTGCCGTCTACCATTTCGATTAGACTGCCGTAAGAGCGAAGGTGTTCTCCGCTATGGAGTTTGCTGGTGAACTCGTTGTAATTCATTTGTTAGACTTTTCTGGGTGTTTAGCGTAGTATGCACCAAGAGCCATCTTGATGCGTTCTTTCTTAGACTTACCTTCAAAGCGAGGGTCATCGCTATGCACAAAATCTTTAATCACAGCACTCGTTGGAGTCTTAGAAGTAATCACTTCATCCAACTGTTCTTCAGTCATTGTTTCAACAGACTCAGCAGTAATCATTGGATCTTCTACTGGAGTTGGGTTAGACACGAACATATTCTGTGCAACTTGAACACGCATGTCGTCTAGCTTAGCAGTAATCTTTTCTGCCATTGCATTTTGGAATGCGTTCTCTGTACCGATGGCATCTTTCTGAAGCATCGCTGTTACTAATTCTTTTACTGTTTCATTCATTTCACTTTTCCTTTTTGTTTCTCTTCTGATTCAGGTGGTTGATTATCATCCATCTGTGGAGCATTATAAGCCATATAGTTATCAGAAGCAGCTTGTCCAACCGCAGCCAACGTACCATCAAATTCAGCGTTTGCCATATGGTAATCTTCTTCAGAGTCCATTTGTTTCTGCATTTCTTTGATGAGGTCTTCATCTTGGAACAGAACGTTCTCTTTGATCCACTGCATAGAGTAGAACTTACCGATGTATGGTTCGATTTGTTGTAGAGCACCTAAACGTGCCATCATGATTTCGTTGTCTTTTAACTCAGCGTAGTGGTTATCTTCAACGAAGTCGTAACGAATGTCTTGCTTTAGATCATCCCACTCGTCTGCACGCATGATGTTCTTAGCGATAAGCTGAACACCGAGAGCATCAGTGAAGAAGTTAGCAAAACGTTTACGTAAACGAGCAACAAATTTATGGAACTTAATCTCATCACGAGAGATCTCAGTGGCACGACCAATTGAGAACCCTTGTTGTTCTTGCATACGACCAACAGGTACGTTCAATGCATGGAACAATTTGTTTTGGAAGTATTCGATATCTTGGATATCACCAAGATTCTGACCACCTGGAAGTGTAGTAATTTCTGTACCCTTACCACCTTCACGGCGAGGCATCCAGAAGTCTTCCATCATTGACATGTGCTTACGGTCATCACGCACTTCACCAGTAGTTGCATCATAAACAATCTTGTTACGGAACTTGTTCATGATATCAGTTACATACTGTTCGGCTTTAACCTTAGGTAAGTTACCAACGTCAACATAGAAAATTCTACGTTCAGGGGCACGGCTAATACGATAGATGACCATCGAGTCTTCGATCATCTTTAGTTGGTTTACTGGTTTGATTGCTTTGTGTAGATACGAAAGCATCATGCTAGTGTTAGCATCTAGGTAACCAGATGGAACATAAACAACTGAGTCTAGGGAGAGTTTAACGCCCTGTGTTGTTTGCTCCGTAATTCCTTTGTCATTGAACAGATAGTATTCTTCGATCTGCTTAATAACTTCAACACCCTTTGGTGTTCTTTCTTTGATTACGTTCTTGATACGACGGATCTTGCGTGGATCAATGTAACGTAGTTCTGCAATACCATTCTTAGGATTCTTTTCGTCCAACAAGATTTGGTAGTACAAGCGACCATCGACATACCACGTACGGAAAATGTCATGGCCACGATCGTCTAGCTTGATAAGTTTCAATACATTATTGAACTCATCACGCATCTTTTTCTTAATAGCATCAGAAATCTGTACATCATCTAGATTGATGTGTACAGATTTACCTTTTTCATCTACAATGATTGCTTCGTTGACAATGTCTTCGATAGCAGAATCACAGTCGCTATACTGCGCAACTTCTCGGTAACGGCGAAGAAGATCGTTCTCGTTCTTAATTACACCGTCTAAGTCCATGACCATACCGTAGTACCCACCAGCATTTACACCAGTGTTTACTACGGTGGCACCGTCCTGTGCCGTTGGGGAGACAACGCTCCCGATTGGCAGTTCTTTTTTACGGCTTATTTCAAACCCAAAAATTTGCATTATATAACCTTCAGATTATTATAGAGGGATAGAACCCACTGGTGTATCGATGCTAACATTAGCGCCGAAGCCAGAAGAAGCACCAGTAGCAGAAGTGAAGAAGTTGTATGTGAATTCCACATCAAACTGTTCAATTGCATTTTGTTGCTCATAGTCCAAACCGATAGCACCAATTGCTGTTGGGAAAGCATCAACGAACTTATAAGTCTTGATGATTGCACCGTTACGGTCTAGTTGGTGGATAGACAAGTCTACTTGGTAATCAGAAGGGTTAACACGACCATTAGTAGTGTCATAGTTCTGGATACCAGACTGCCATTGTTCCAATGCATTACGGATACCGAATGTAGTATCGTTATAGATTGTAACAGTCCATGGTTGGAATGTACGCTCACCAGCGAAGTTTACTGGGCGTCCCTTAAACAAGACTGGAATAGTCTCGATAGTTGACGCTGGTAGTTGAGCAGCCTTACACAAGAACTGTGCACGTTGTCCAGCTACCGCACCCAATGTAACAAACGATGGGAATGTTAGTTCAGCACGGAATTGGTTAGGGCGAGCGCCCCCGCCAATCATCTGTGACTTAAAATCAGCAATATTTGCCATTTAAATTCTCCTTATTCTTTCTTATTTATTCTCTAATTACGCACCTAGTTCGCTGAAGCTAATGCTAGAACGAGCAGCCACGAAGTTTAGAGTAATAAAGTTGATAGAACGGTTTGGCTTAACGAAGATGTCAGCAACAAAGTTATTAGAGTCAATTACTTGACCAGTGTTGTTAGACTCATCGCACTTAACAGCGAAATCAGTAATACCACGACGACCTTGGATGTCACGTAGGAATGGCTCGATCAAGTTCTTGAACTGAGCACGAGTGAACGGGTCATTGAATTCGAACAATTGATACTTGGCAGCAGTAGCGATAGCTTTTTCCATAACGATGAACAAGCGACGAACGTTGATACGATCGAACGCAGATGGCTTAGCCAACAGAGTCTTGTCACCGAATAGAACAGTACCTTCACCTGGGAATGTAACAACTGGGTTGATACCAGACTTGTACAATACGTCACGGTCTGCTTTAGTTGGGTTCAATGCCAACTTAACAACGTTCTTGATTTGGCCACGGTTTAGACCAGATGGAGAGAACCATGGGTCATTAGTGTAGTCAGTACGTGCGCATAGACCAGCAGTGTCACCGTTCAATGGAACCCAACGATACTTGTCGTTGTAACGGTCATATTGATATTTGAAACCAGAGTCAAGAACAGCGTAAGAAGTGCTTGGCAATGCATTGCGGTATGCAACCATCTTGTCAGTAGCAGCAGAGCCAGTACCGATGATTGGTTCAGCAGTGTCTACGTCTTGAGTAGAAGCGAATACAACGCAATCTAGACGAACTTCGGCAACGTTGCTGATAACGTAGTTAACAACAGTAGCAGAAGCCTTACCCATTGGAATCAAAGAGATGTCATATTGAGCATCGTCAGCGAACAAAGAGTATGCTGTTTCTAGTTGGCCATCAGTAGCTGTAAGGTTATCAACACCACCAGACAATGAACGAGTCACTGCAGAACCGATAGTAGCGAATGCCTTATTAGCAGAAGATGTACCCCAGTTAGTACCTTCAATAGTGTGATCCATCCAGTAGATGTATTGTGAACCAGTATTGATAGCGTCTTTGTAGTAGTTGTTTGTACCGTCAGACTTCTTAACATCAGATGCTTTAGAAACGAAAGCGAACTTTTCTAACACAGTCCCTGGAGTACCAGTCCACAATCCGTCTTCATCAACCACAACTACGTGTAGTTCATCATTAGAACCACCGATGTTTGCAGCGTAAGTAGAAGTAGATGGAGCAGAATCAAAGTTAGCTTTGTAAGACCATGCGTCGAAAGATGCAGAGTCAGCCATAGAAACTAGCAAAGAGTTTCCTAGAGAACCTGGATAGCGAGCAGCCCATTCACCATTAACACCAGCGCCATTAGCGAAAGTGAACAAGTAATCGTTTGTGTTGTTAATCTTAACACCACCGATAGAAATTTCTGCAGTGAACTCAGCAGGAGTACCAGAAACTGGATCTGCGATAGTAACAGTAGGTGCTTGAGCGTAGCCAGTACCAGCGTTAGTGATTGTCAAACCAGTAACAGTAGAAGAAGAAATTGTAACTGTACCAGCAGTGAAACCAGAACCACCACCAACTGTAACAGTAGGAGCAGAAGTGTATCCAGAACCAGCAGTATCAATAGTGATAGCAGTAATAGCACCACCAGAAACTGTTACGTGTGCTGTTGGTTGAGTGCCGCCAGCGATTTGTGGATCAGAGAATGCGACAATAGAACCAGAGCTATATCCAGAACCACCAGCATTAATAGTGATACCAGTAACACCACCACCAGATAGGCGAGCAGTAGCAGTAGCTTGAATACCACCTTCATCGTCAGGTGCGCTGATGGCAACTGATGGAACAGAAGTGTATCCAGAACCAGCGTTCACACGAGTGAATCCAGTTACTGTACCAGTTTGAATCGCAACAGAGTTACGTTGTGTGCCAGTGTCAGCACGGCTGATCAAAAGGCTATTTGTGTAAGACAGGAAGTTTGCTGCGGTAAAGAAAGACTGTGCATTGGCGTCTTGTGGCTTACCGAATAGACGAACTAATTCGTTTTCGGAAGTAACAGATGTAGGAGCCAAAACTGGACCCCAAGCAAACGCACCAGCAAAAGCTCCACGTGAGCTAGACACGGCTGGAACGATTGATGAAAAATCTTTTTCTACGACTGCAACGCCTGGAGATAATTGGAAAGGCATTGTAATTCTCCTTGTTAATAAGTTTTACTTTAGACAGAAAATCGTGTCTACATTTTATTTAGTTTTTACAAGTTTTCAACTCAGAAATTCAAAGGCTCGGCATCGCCGTTTCCATTATCATAGAATCCGAATGGCGTCAGTTCCTCTTCGATAGCTTGCATCTGTTTCTTATACATAATTTCTCGGAGGTTTACATTATTTAGCTCTTTAAAATAAGGGTTAGTTGTTAACCACCCAAAGAGA